GTCGGTACCCCCCCTCGGACCCGGCGCAAACGTACTTCTAGGTATCCCAATACCTGGAGAAAGTTCATTGCGCAGGCCTACAAGCTGCCGTCACACGGACGACAGCTGCACCCGAGGGTTGCCAGGTTACTCGCATCATGCGAATCTGGCAAAGATAGAAGGAATGTCAAGTCTGTGCGCCTGAAATACATCCGGCGCCACTTCGACGCGATAATCACAGCCTACGGTCTGCGTCACGGAGTCCCTTCCGACATGAAGGGGCCCCGCAACCGGAAGCTGTGGCTAAACGCCGTCTCACATATAACAAGGCTGCTTAATGAGGGTCCAAAAGCCCTCAAAGCGTGGGCTCATCGTACGCGAGAGCTTGCCCTACTGAGTAGTCCCAATGAGACCGTTGCGAGAAAGTGGTTCCTCGCGTCTACGGTAACACGTGCCGTGGACTGGCCAATCGAGCAAGCAGACTTAGACAAAGGAGCTGCAATAGCAGTGAAGCGGTGGAAGAGCACAGTGACGCCCCGGTACAACCGGAGTAGGTTGAGGAAATTCATCAACCAGCTACCCTTCCATCCACAACACAGTGGAGACGCCCCTAAATGGCCGCTTCCTAACAACCACGCCTGTCTCACCCATGCCCGAAAGCAAGGGGGGATGGCAGTGGCATTAAAGGAGGCGGAAATAAAGGAGCTCCTGGAGCGGGCCGAGCACGGGACGATAAATCCGTTTACGTTCGCAGAGCTTTATTCCATCCCCGCCACGGTCGAAGGCACGTTCGAAGCCTTCGAGCGCGCGGCGGACATACTAGATGGAAAAGCGTTCCTGCCGAACACTTACGCGATTACACGTCGATACCTGAACTCAGGCACCCCAGAAGTGCGACCTCTCGCCCTGCACGAGATGGGCGGTAAAATCCGGGTCGCAAGTCTCCACCCCGCTGAGGAGGTGATGGTAGCGAGAAGGCTCACCCAGCTGTGGCTAAATCAGCTGGGGCGCCTAATCACTACAAGATCAATGCTCCGCAATGAGGAGGTCGTCCTAAGCCGGCAAAGTCGAGATTCCGTTCTCTTCTCCGCTGACCTTAGTGCGGCGACCGACTACATTCCACACGAACTCGCCCAAGACATGGCACGCAACCTATGTCAGAGGCTCAAGCGTCCGTGGGATGTCCCCGTTGCAGAAAAGATCTTCTCGGCCAAGAGGCTTCCCGATGGTACCACGTCCAAACGTGGGATTCACATGGGACTCGGACCCTCTTGGACAATACTGTCACTCCTCAACGGTTTTGCTGCGTGGTCCGCGGGGGCGCGGAAAGACACCTACTGTATCTGTGGCGATGACCTTATCGGCTTCTGGCCGAGAAAGCTTCAGCTAAGGTACATTACCATCCTAGAGGAGATGGGCCTGGTTGTCAACAGGACCAAATCCTTTTCGGGGAGAAGAGGCGTCTTCTGCGAGCGGCTCGTAGTGGTTACCGGAGACGGAAAGGCTCACGCCCAGGATGTAGGGCACCTCTCCGACTTGACAGCCGGTAAACTACTTGGAGGCTACTCACGCTCCGCGCTTAGCGTCGCCGACGGCCTAGGCAGACCCCTCCAGGGGGTCATTAAGGCTATTGGCGATCGGACGCGCCGACGTCTGATACCACGCAGCATAGGACCGGGAAGGGTACGGCATGGAGGGAATGGGTTCGGGAGGCTGAGCAATAACGCATTGCTAATGCTCGCGAGGTTTGGGTCCGTAGACCTTTGCCCCGCTGCCCCCCTTCCCTCCGCCATAACCGCTGAGCTCAACGAGGTAGGCGAGATGCAAGGAGAGGTTCCAATCTCCAAGCTCCTCGTAACCTTGAGGGCCTCACGGCAAGTGCGCGATTACCTGGATAACCGCACACGTACCCCACCGATGACCGGCAAGGAAGCCTATAGGCGGCGAGTTAAGCTGAACGGGCTTAACTGGAATCCCACCGCCGAGAACTTCCGAGCCGCGGTCCTGTCATCACAGCTCCGATCCCGCGATAAGAAGACAGCGCTTATGCTGCTACATCGCGGGATTCCTTCTATTAATTCTAAGGCCCGACGGCGCTTAGAGAACGTATTGGATCGTCCTCGCGCCGAACGTTTTGTTTCGAGGAGTGTCGCCGAAGCGATGCTCCTTGAAATCGGGCCCTTGGAGTTGGAGTTACCACGGAACGAACGAATTCCACTGATCGTTCCTGTGCCGGTCTCTGAGACCGAGTCGACGCCCCATCGCACTACTTACGCAGTGCTCTAGGCCGCCG